AAGTGAATATGTTTCTGGATAACGCTATGGAGCGTATCAACCGCCTGATCCTTCAGGGTGGGCGAACCGGCATGACTGAAAATCAGTTCTTCGCCGCTGAAATCAAGGAATGGAAGAATAGTCAGCGCCGCAAGGATCAGGTTATGGGTGATCTGTACTATGAAGGACAGCATGACATTCTTCAGCGTCAGCGCACAATCATTGGTGAAAACGGTCAACTTCAGGTGGTGACGAACCTTCCGAACAACCGCCTGATTGACAACCAATATGCCCTGATGGTGGATCAGAAAACCAACTACCTTGTGGGCAAGCCCTTCACCCTGAACTGTCAGGATAAGGGTTACACGGATGCTTTGGGCAAGGTTTTCAACAAACGGTTTTACCGGCTTCTGAAATATGTTTGTGAAGATGCCCTGAACGGTGGCCTTGGTTGGCTTTATCCTTACTACAATGAAGCTGGTGAATTGTCCTTCAAGCATTTCCCGGCCTATGACATTCTTCCTTTTTGGGCTGACGATGATCACACCATCCTTGATTGTGCGATTCGTTACTACACCCAAGAAGTGTGGAACGGCTACCAGAAGGAAAAGGTGGAGAAGGTGGAAATCTTCAAAGCCGATGGCATTTACCGGTATATCTATCAAAATGATATGCTGATTGCCGATGTGGAAGCCGGTGAACACGAAAACTATTTCATGGTTGAGGAAGAAGGCCAAGAACCCAAGGGGTTCAACTGGACAAGGATTCCGCTGGTTCCCTTCAAGTATAACAAACAGGAAATCCCCCTGATCCGCCGTGTGAAAACCCTTCAGGACGGAATCAACACCATGATTTCCGACTTTGAAAACAATATGCAAGAGGACGCACGGAACACCATTCTGGTTCTGAAGAACTATGATGGTGAAAATCTTGGTGAGTTCCGCCACAACCTTTCCACCTATGGAGCCGTGAAGGTTCGTGAGGATGGCGGGGTTGAAACCCTTCAGGTTGAAATCAATGCAGAGAACTACAAGGGCATTTTGGAACTTCTGAAGAAGTCCTTGATTGAAAATGCCCGTGGTTACGATGCCAAGGATGATCGTTTGAGTGGCAACCCCAATCAAATGAACATTCAATCCATGTATTCTGACATTGACCTTGACGCAAACGGCATGGAAACCGAGTTCCAAGCGGCCTTTGAAGAACTGTTGTGGTTCATCAATCAGGATTTCAGCAACAGGGGCTTGGGCGATTATGAAGGCGCTGAACTTCAGATCGTGTTCAACCGTGACATTCTAATCAATGAAACGGAATCCATTGAAAACTGTTCCAAGTCCGTTGGTATTCTGTCCACGGAAACCATTGTGGAACAGCACCCGTGGGTTACGGATGTTGAAGTGGAGCTGGCCCGGTTGCGTAAGGAAAAGGATGAAGCAATGGAACAGGCACAGGAATACGCCGGGGCCTTCCAGACCGGCAACCAGAACAAAGGTGACAATGGCGAGGGTGAATAACCCCCGCCGTTTCACAATATATGCCGGGGCAGACCTTGAGTGTGGCGGGGTGCTATTACTCCTACCCGCCAAAGGGTGAAATTCCCTTCCCCGGCCCATCATGGCCCGTTAGTCAAGCGGTTAAGACACCGCCTTTTCACGGCGGTAACGCCGGTTCGATCCCGGCACGGGCTACCATGCTTCCCTGTTGGACTTGGCTGAAAATGCTTGCGGGGCCTTCAGCCCTGATGGGGAAGTCTTATTTGCTGAAGTGGATGGAATAGGCAGACACGGCGGATTCAAAATCCGTTGCCGCAAGGCGTGTGGGTTCAAATCCCACCTTCAGCACCATTTTTCAGGATTGGAGGAACGGCCCATGAGAAATGCGGATTATTGGCGTGGGCGGTTTTCCATCTTGGAGGACAGCGCCCACAGAGAAGCCCAAAAGACTATTCAGGGCATGGAAGAATTGTATTTGGATGCACAGCGTTCCGTTCAGAAGGAAATTGAAAGCTGGTATGCCCGTTTTGCGGTGAACAACCAAATCAGCCTGACCGATGCCCGGAAATGGCTGACCGCTGGACAGCTTGAAGAATTTCATTGGAGCGTTGAACAGTATATCAAGATCGGTGAACAGGCCGGGTTGGATGCGGCATGGCTGAAGAAGCTGGAAAATGCGTCTGCCCGGTTCCACATTTCCCGCCTTGAAGCTGTTCAGACAGGTATTCAGCAACAGCTTGAATTGCTGTACGGCAATCAGGTTGATAGTCTGGATGCCCTATTGAAGAAGGTTGTGGGCAATGGCTATACCCACACGGCTTTTGAGGTTCAGAAGGGTGTGGGCCTTGGTTGGGATATTACCGGGCTGGATCAGAAGAAACTTGAAACCTTGCTTTCAAAGCCTTGGACAACGGACGGGCGAACCTTCCGGGATCGCTGTTGGCTGAACAAGAATGATCTGGTGGGTTCGGTCAGTAAGAGCCTGACGCAAGGGCTTCTTCGGGGTGATTCCCCATCCAAGATCACCACAGCCATTCAGAAGCAGTTCGGGGTTCATCGGTATAAGGCGGGGCGGTTGGTTAATACTGAAACCACCTATTTCAACGCCGTTGCCACCAAGGAATGTTACAAGGATTTGGATGTTGAAATGGTGGAAATCATTGAAACGCTGGATTCCCATACCTGTTCCATTTGTGGTGGGCTTGATGGTAAGGTGATCCCCATTTCCCAATATGAACCCGGTGTGACCGTGCCGCCGTTCCATCCCAACTGTCGAGGAACTACGGCCCCGGCCATTGATCCCAAGTATGCCGGAGAAAGAGCCGCCCGGAACGCTGATGGGGATGTGTACTATGTTCCCGCCAACATGAAATATGCTGATTGGGTTCAGACCTTCGTGAACGGCGGTTCCAAGGCTGGCTTGACCGTTGCAACCGGGGCCGGTGTTGCCAAAACGCTTCGTGACTACAACACCGAGTTTGGAAAGAAGTTCGGCAAAGACCATTATGATCAGATTCGTGATCGTGTGGACGCTTGCCAAAGTTCTGACCTTCAGGCCGCTTGGGATAAGTATGAAAACCAAATCAAGGTTGCAAAGGCTGACCATCAAGGCGGCGCATATTGCCAAGGCAAAAATATTTATGTGAATATTGATGCCGATTCTAAAGGCCGTTCTTGGAGCGCCCCTTACGCAACCACCTTCCATGAAAGCGGCCATGCCATTGATGGGCTTGCGGCACAGCTTGGAACCCCGAATGGTCAATGGCATTTTTCTTCTACTTACAAGGGCGGGGCTTTTCCCCAAACCATCAAGGATGAAGTGAATGATTGGGTGGATCGGGTTCTTGCTGACATGAAGGCCCATAAAGATGATTTCCCGTATTGGGTACAAAAAGGCTGGATGTCGCAAAACACCGCTGATTTCTACATCAAGTATGGTGGATTCAAGGTTAAAAAATCCTATGCTTATGCCGCTGTTCAAGCGGAAGTGAAGGCATTGACCCCATTGCAGTACGGTGATCTTTCTGATATATTGGAAGGGGCCACCCGTGGAAAAATCCGCTGTGGCATTGGTCATGGTGGTGGTTCCTACTGGACAACCCGAACTTACAACGGGATTGATTGGGGCCTTGGAACTGAAGCCTTTGCGGAAATGACTTCCGCAACCATGACTTCCCCGGAAAGTTTGGCAACAATCAAGAAATATCTTCCCAAGTCCTATGCCATGTATGAAGATATGTTGAAGGTGATTGCAAATCAGCCGTGAAAGGGGTGTTGAAAATGGCTGAACTGATTGAACAGTATCTTGAACAATTTCATGAAAACTTCCCCCTGTTCGCCCTGATGGGTGTCGAGGAAGCGGAAGTGGAAGCCATTATTCAGGATTGTTTGGATAAGGGAACCCCTTACCGGCCACCTGAACTGGATGAAAAATCCCTATATTGATGATCTGACCACCCCGGCCTTCTGGCCGGTGGTGGTTTTTTCATACCATTTTCGCCGTTTCCCGGTGGTGGGCGGTAAACAGAACCGGAAAAATCGTGGTTCCTAACCCACGGTAAAAAAGGATTTTGGAGGTAACAACAATGACTAAAGAAAAGCTGTTGGAATGGGGCCTGACTGAAGAACAGGCCACAAAGGTTATGGAGGGCTTGAACGGTTCCTTCGTCACCAAGGCCCGGTTCAATGAGGTCAACACCGAACTGACCACCGCCAAGAACACCATCAAAGAGCGTGACACCCAGCTTGAAACGCTGAAGAAGGCTTCTGGTGACACCAAGGCCCTTCAGGATCAGATCACACAGCTTCAGGCCGATAACAAGAAGAAGGACACGGATCACGCCGCTGAACTGAAGAATCTGAAAATCAGCAATGCGGTTGAACTGGCCCTGACCGGCGCAAAGGCCAAGAACAACACCGCTGTTAAGGCGCTGTTGGTTGATTTCATCGGTAAGGCTGAATTGGCGGAGGATGGAACCGTCAAGGGCCTTGATGATGAAGTCAAGAAGTTGGTGGAAGGCAAGGACACGGCTTTTCTTTTTGAGAAGTCCACCGGCACCAAGTTCAAGGGGGCCAAATCCGCTGAAAAGGGTGATGGCGCTGAAGGCGGCATGACCCTTGAAAAGCTGAAGGCCATGAACCCCTTGGATCGCTACAACTATTCCGTCAACCATCCTGACGAATACAAAGAACTTTATGGAGGTAATGAGTAATGGCAAACACTTGCTACGATAACTTTTTCCTGTCCAACGAAATTGAAGATCAGTACCAGAGCCACCTTGATCTTCAGCAGTTTTGCACCGTGGACAACAACCTGACCGGCGTTGCTGGCATGGTTCGCAAGATTCACAAGTACAAGGCCACCGATGGCACCGAGAAGCTGACCATGGGCAACGGCAACACCAAGACCATTGAAGCCGGTTACACCGAGAAGGAATACCGGATTCAGATGGCCCAGAACCGCTTCCAGTATTATGACGAGGAAGCCATGACCGATCCCATGGTGATCACCACCGGCACCCGTCACGCTGGTACGGATATGTTCAACACCGTGAACGCTGACATTTTCGGCGCTTTCAACGAGGCCACCATGACCATCGTGACCACCGCCCTTGGCTTTGATGCCTTTGTGGATGGTGCGGCCATGCTGAATCTGGAAAACCTTGAAGGCGTGACCATCTTCGGCTTCGTCAACCCCGCTGATATGGCGAAACTTCGTAAGGCCCTGAAGGACGATCTGAAGTATGTGGAAGCATACGCCAAGCAGGGCTATGTTGGCACCGTGGGCGGTATCAACATCTACACCAAGAAGAACGCCGAAACCGGCAAGGTGGTCATTGCCACCAAGGAAGCTGTTACCCTGTTCAACAAGAAGGGTACGGAAGTGGAACAGGAGCGTGAAGGCAACATCCGCCGCAACACGGTTTATTCCCGCAAGTATTACCTTGCGGCCATGACCAATGAAGCCAAGGCGGTGAAGATCATCACCGGTTCCGCCGCTGTCACCGCTGACACCACGGTTTCCAGCGACAAGACCTATTACGCCGCTTCCGGTATCGGCTATGTGAAGGTCACGCCCGGTTCCGGTGACAACCCCAAGACCAAGGGTTGGTACGAAATCACGGCGGCGTAAGAAAGGCGGTGAACCCCGTTGCGTGATAAAGCGGTTGCAATGCTAACGGCCCTTGGCGTGGCGGGGGCCGCTGATGATCCGTTGTTGGATATGGTTTTGACCAATGTTCAATGGAGGATCAAAAACCTTTCCAACCTTTCCGAAATCCCGGAGGGGTTGGAAAGTCTGGCCGTTTCTATGGCCGTGGGTGAATACCTGAACATGAAGAAGTGTTCTGGACAGCTTGAAGGGTTTGATTTGGATGCGGCGGTGAAATCCATTCAGGAAGGTGACACCAACATTACCTTTGCCCTTGGTGAAGGTAGTTCAACCCCTGAACAGAGGTTGAACAGCCTGATTGATTATCTGATCAACGGGCGCATTGGTGAAATCTACCGTTATAGGCGGTTGGTATGGTGAATAAGGCCGTGCGAACCGCCTTGGAACGGTTGTGGAAGGATCGGTGTTCTATCTTCATCCGTGAGGAAGTCACCGATCCTGTCACCCACCTGACGGATTCTGAAGAAAAGCCGCTTCTTCAGGATCAGCCGTGCAAGTTGTCTTTTGAAACATTAACTTCAACCAATGGGGATGAAGTGGCAACCGCCCAACAGGTGGTGAAGCTGTTCCTTTCCCCGGATGTGAAGGTTCCCGCAGGATGCAAGATCATTGTCACCCGGCCAAATGATGTGGAACGAACCTTCACCTATTCCCGTTCCGGTGAACCGGGTGTTTTCTCTAACCATCAAGAAATCATGCTTGAACCCTTCAGGGGGTGGGTCTGATGGCGAGATGGGGCCGGTGTGATTACCGGGAATTGAAGAAGCAGGATGAACGCCTTCAACAGCTTTCGGAAGTTGACATGGATCGACTTTGCCGGGATGCCGCCAAGAAGGTTGCCCAAATCCTTCTGAACAAGGTGAAGAAAAGAACCCCGGTTGGCGTGGTTCCGTCCTATGCTACGGATGAAGCCAAGCAGGAATATTGGGCCGGTTACAGCGGGGGTTCCTTGCGTGATGCGTGGACGATCCTTCCCATTGAAAAACATGGGGATCAGTACACCGTGACCATCATCAACAACTTGGAATATGCGTCCTATGTGGAATACGGCCACCGGCAAACGCCGGGGCGCTATGTTCCCGCCTTGGGTAAGACCTTGAAGGCAAGTTGGGTGAAGGGGCGGTTCATGCTGACGATTTCCGAACAGGAAGTGAAAACCTTGGCCCCGTCCGTTCTGAATGATATGTTGTATGAAGCCTTGAAGGGGGTGTTCAGTTGATCAATGAAATCATCAAAGGTGTTTCCATGAAGCTGAACGCCACCTTTGGGGCCGGGTACAAAATCTATCAGAACGATGTGGAACAGGGTTTCAAAGAACCCTGTTTTTTCATTGCCGTTCTGAAGCCCGACATTTCCCCGTTGCAGAAGAACCGGTTCATGAACCGGAACCCGCTGGATATTCACTATTTCCCCACCAGCGGGAGGAACAACACCGAATTGTTCACGGTGGCCGGGGATTTGATGGAATGTTTGGAGTTCATCACCCTTCCCAATGGGGATGTGCTTCACGGAACTTCCATGAGTTATGAAGTTGAAGATGGGGTTCTTCACTTCTTCGTCAACTTCAATCTGACACTATCCCGCCCGTCCGAGGAAACCCCAATGGAAACCTTGGATGTGGATGTGGAGCCAAAGAAAGGGTGATTGAATGGCTACCAGAAAGAAAGCCACCACCGCACAGGAACCGCCCATCACGGTCCCGGTGGTATTCCCCAAAGAACGGGTGTTGACCTTCAAGAGATACGCTGACCGGCGTGATCTTCTGTCTGTCCTTTTGGAAGATGGGAAGGAATACACCCATGATCAGATTGATGGGCTGATCAAAGACTTTATGAAAGGTAAGGTGAACTAATATGGCCCTTGGCGGCGGCACCTTCTTGGTGCAGAACAAGGTTCTGCCCGGTGCATATATCAACTTCATTTCTGTGGCGCAGGCAAGCGCCACCCTTTCTGACCGTGGTATTGTCACCATCCCCCTTGCCATGAATTGGGGGCCTGAAGGCAAGATTTTCACGGTGGAACAGGCTGACTTCATCAAGAACAGTCAGAAGATTTTCGGCTATGCGTACACGGCGGATGAACTGAAGCCCATGCGTGAAATCTTCCTTCACGCCAAGACCGTTCATTTCTTCCGCCTTGGTTCCAGCGGCGTGAAAGCGTCCAACACCTACGCAACGGCTAAATACCCCGGCACCCGTGGCAATGATCTTCGGGTTGTAATCACGGCCAATGAGAACAGCACCGAACAGAAGCCCCTGTTTGATGTGGAAACCTTCTTGGGAACCGTTCAGGTTGATCTTCAGGAAGGTGTGGCCGCTATCACCGGCCTGAAGGCCAATGACTATCTGGATTGGAAGTCCAGCGGAACCCTTTCCCTGACCGCTTCCTTGCCCCTGACGGGCGGCACCAATGGCACCGTGGCCGATTCCGACTATCAGACCTATCTTGATCAGGCGGAAGCGTACACCTTCAATGCTATGGGTTGTACCGAGAGCAAGGCCACCATCACCGCCCTGTTTGCGGCCTTCGCAAAGCGTATGCGTGATGATGTGGGCAAGAAGTTTCAGGTGGTTCTTTTCCGTAAGCTGGCCGATTATGAAGGCGTTGTGAGTGTCAAGAACGGCCTGACTTCCGACAAGACTTCCACCGCCCTGATCCCTTGGGTTACGGGTGTGATCGGCGGCACGGCGGTCAATAAGAGCGCCACCAACATGACCTATGATGGTGAATACGATGTGGACACCGATTTCACGCAGACCCAGCTTGAAAACGGGATCAGGGAAGGTTCCTTCATGTTCCATCGTGTGGATGAAGCGGTGTGTGTCCTGACTGACATTAACAGCTTCATTTCCATCACGGATGAAAAGTCCAGCGATTTTTCCAGCAACCAGACGATCCGAGTTTTGGATCAGATCGCCAATGATATTGCCGTTCTGTTCGGCAAGAAGTATCTTGGCAAGGTTCCCAATGATGCCGCTGGCCGGATTTCCCTTTGGAACGATATTGTGAAGCACCACACGGAACTTCAGGATATTCGGGCCATTGAGAACTTCAGCGGCGAAAATGTGACGGTTGAAAAGGGCGATACCAAGAAATCCGTGGTGGTTACTGACTATGTGACCCCCGTGAACGCTATGGAACAGCTTTATATGACCGTCTATGTTCAGTAAGGAGGTACAACCATCATGGCAGATAGAACCATCATGAACGCCAAGGATGCTGTTTCCGCTTCCTTGGCTGAATGTTTCGTGACCATCGGGGATAACCGTTACAACTTCATGCAGGCTATCAACCTTGAAGCCAACTTTGAGAAGAACAAAACGGAAGTTCCCATTTTGGGCAAGACCGGCAAGGGCAATAAGGCCACCGGCTGGAAGGGTACGGGTTCCGCCACCTTCCACTATAACACTTCCATCTTCCGTGAGCTGATGAAGCGTTATAAGGACACCGGCGAGGATGTCTATTTTGACATTCAGGTGACAAATGAAGATCCCACTTCTTCTGTGGGCCGTCAGACCGTGATCCTGAAGGATTGCAATATGGACGGCGGCTTGCTTGCCAAGTTTGACGCTGATGCGGAATACTTGGATGAAGATATGGACTTCACCTTTGAAGATTTCGAGATGCCCGAAACCTTCAGCCTTTTGGCCGGTATGCAGTAAGCAGAGCGCCCCGGCCTTACTTCGGTAGGGGCCGGGGCCTTTTTTCGTATCAAAATATAGGAGGAAAAAACAATGAGCCTGTCCGCTTTTTTGGCTGAAAACGCCGTTCCCGTTGAGAACATCAAGTTTGTTGCTTCCAAACGCTTCTTGGGTGAGGATGGCAACCCCATTCCTTGGGAGATCAAGACCATCACCGGCACCGAGGATGAAGCCCTTCGGAAGTCCTGTGCCAAGCGTGTTCCGGTTCCCGGCAAGAAGAACCAGTATCAGAAGGAAACCGACTATGATCTTTACCTTGGCAAGCTGGCCGTGGCTTGTACCGTGTTCCCCAATCTGAATGATAAGGAACTTCAGGACAGCTACAAGGTCATGGGCGCTGATGCCCTTCTGAAAACCATGCTGACCCCCGGCGAATATGCCGAATACCTGACCAAGATTCAGGAAGTGTGTGGTTTTGATACCACCATGCAGGATGAGGTTGATGAAGCAAAAAACTGATCTGTGAAGGTGATGGTGAAGCCAACATTGCTTACTATTGCCTTCACGAACTTCATTTAACACCTTCCGCCTTCTATGCTTTGCCCCGGCGTGAACGGGCCTTCATCATTGCGGCCATTGATGTTCGGGTGGAAGCTGAAAAGAAGAAGCAGAAGGAAATTGAACGCAAACAGCGCCGGGGCCGACACCATTAAGGCCCCGGCTATTCTCCAAGAAAGGTGGTGATCCCTGTGGGAACTATCCGAACCGCTATTGCCCTTTATGATGGTGTTACCAGCCCCCTTCAGAGTATGCACAAGGCTATGGGTGTTGTGCTGAACACCTTTGAATCCATGCAACAGGCTTCCGGTAGAGCCGTTGACACGGCGGCAATCCGGGAAGCCCGTGAAGAATGGGCGAAAGCGGGAACCGCCTTTGATGCCATTGAAGAAAATATCAGGAACGCCAATAATGAACAGCAAAAGTTCAATAATTCCATTCGTGGGGGTAACAATTCCGCCAATGGACTTCTGTCCACCATCAAGAAAATTGCCGTTGCCGCTGGTGGTATCGTCGGGATCAATAAGGTGCAGAACATTTCGGATAAATTGGCAAGCACCAAGGCCCGGTTGAATCTGCTGGTGGATGATGGCGGTTCCGTGGATGTGTTGGAACAGAAGATCATGGCTTCCGCCCAGCGTTCCCGATCCGTTTACTTTGATACCGCTTCCGCCGTTGCGAAACTTGGCTTGAACGCCGGTAACGCCTTCAACGGTGACATGAATCAGGTCATTGCTTTCATGGAGCAGGTGAACAAGCAGTTTGTTATTGGCGGCGCTACGGCCCAAGAGCAAAGCAACGCCATGATCCAGCTTACACAGGCAATGGCGGCGGGTGCGCTTCGTGGTGAAGAACTGAACTCCATTCTGGACGGTGCGCCGGGTATCGCAAGAGCTATTGAAAAGTATATGGGGATTGCGGAAGGTTCCATCAAGACGGTTGCACAGGAAGGCAAGGTAACGGCTGAAGTGGTGAAGAACGCCATGTTTGCTATGGCGGATGAAACCAACGCAAAGTTCGATTCCATGCCCAAAACTTGGGCGCAGATTTGGGCCGGGATGAAAAATAAAGCCCTTTCCATGTTTGCCCCGATCTTGACCAAGATCAACCAGATTGCTAACAGCACCAAGTTCCAGCAAGTCACCACAGCCCTGATCAATGGGCTTGCGGGGGTTGCAAATGTGGCTTCTTCGGTGCTGGATATTCTGATTTCCATTGCTTCTGTGATCGTTGATAATTGGAGTTGGATTCAGCCTATCATCATGGGTATTGTGGCCGCTATGCTGATTTATAACGGTGTGGCGCTGGTGACAAATGCCATTATGGGTATTCAGGCAACGGCCAAGGCCGTTCATGCGGCGGCAACTGCTATGGAAGCGGGAGCCACTTTCACCGCTACGGTAGCCCAGCAGGGCCTAAATGCGGCGCTTTTGGCTTGCCCCCTTACATGGATCATCCTTCTGATTATCGCCGTCATTGCGGCTATCTATGCGGCGTGTGCGGCAGTTGCCAAGTTCACCGGAATTGCAAATAGCGGCTTCGGTGTGATTTGCGGGGGAATCATGGTTGTGATTTCCTTCTTCAAAAACCTTGGCCTGTCCGTGGCGAATATCGCCTTGGGTATCTGGAACGCTTTGGGGGCTTGCGCTTCCAATATCGGAACCGCCTTCCATAATGTCATTTCCAATGTTCAGGGGTGGTTTTATAACCTTCTTTCTACGGCCCTTACAGTTGTGGCCGGTATCTGTGAAGCCCTGAACAAGTTGCCCTTCGTTGAGTTCGACTATTCCGGGATCACCAGCAAAGCAAGCGAATATGCGGCTAAGTCCGCTGAAGCCTATGGGAATGTTGAGGAATATAAAAGCGTTGCCGATGCTTTCAATGAAGGAATGTCTACCTTTGACACCTTCCAAGATGGTTGGGCCGCTGATGCCTTTGCTTCCGGTGCCGCTTGGGGTGATGGCGTGGCCGATAAGGTTTCCGGTATGTTTGATTTTTCCGCCTTGGATTCTATGGGGGCTGATTCTTTGGATGCCTTCAACCTTGGCAATGATCTTGATAGCATTTACGGGAACACCGGCGATATTGCAAACAACACAGCGGCCACCGCTGATGCCTTGGATATTGCTGAAGAAGATTTGGCCTATCTTCGTGACATTGCGGAGCGTGAAGCAATCAACCGGTTCACTACCGCTGAAATCAAGGTTGAACAGCACAATGAAAACCACATTTCCAAAGATGCTGATTTGGATGGGATCATGGATGCTTGGGCCAATGATTTTGCTGAAAAACT